TGCAGCTAACCTCCACCCAGATAGGACTCGCTAAACGTCTGGGAGTTACACCTGAACAATATGCAGCGCAACTATTGAAGGAGTCAATATAATGGCTAATCGTGACCCACGCACACTTGAGACAAGAGATACATCAGAACGTAAGGTAACTTGGAAACGAGCTAATGCTTTACCAGACCCCGATCCACAAGAAGGAGTAGAATTCCGTTGGATTCGCACATCAACACTTGGTCAGAATGATAATACTAATGTTTCATCTAAATTTCGTGAAGGTTGGGAGCCAGTAAAACTAGAAGATCACCCAGAACTTAAAGTTTTACCAGATGTAGATTCCAAATTTAAGGGTAATGTAGAGGTTGGGGGACTGTTACTTTGCAGGAACTCAAAGGAAAACATGGATGCTCGAAGGGAATATCATCAACAGAAAACTGCTAGTCAAATGGCAGCCGTTGATAATAATTACATGAGAGAATCCGATCCACGTATGCCAGTACTCAGACCAGAGAAAAGCACACGCAAATAAGAAATAAATTTTAACTTTTTTTAAATGAAGGAGACAGTATATGTCCGCAACAGCAGCTCCTTTCGGTTTAAGACCAGTTGGTAATCTTTCTGGAACTTACAATGGTTCGTTCCGTCAGTATCCAATACTGAGTACTGAATCAACAAGGATTTGTTTCGGCGATCTAGTCAAATTGACAGATGCTGGAAGCACAACCACTATCCAAAAGGATACTGGCACTACATCAGCAACACCTATAGGAATTTTCTTAGGGTGTCGTTACACTGATCTAAGCACAGGTCAAACACAATTTAATCAGCAATGGTCTGGCACAGCCCACACTAATGGCATGGTTTATGTTTGTGATGATCCAAATGTATTGTTTGAAATACAGGCAGACGGCAGTGTGAATGATGATGATATCGCAGCTAACGCAGCTTTAGTACAAGGAACATCAAATGCAACTTTAGGTATTTCTAGAGTATCACTTGATATTAGTACTGCAGCTAATACAGCAGCCTTACCAATTAGAATCGTAGACTTCAAAGGCGGTTTTGATGGTGATGAAAAAGGTACATCATTTCCTATAATGGTTTGTAAGTTTAATACAGGTCATCAACTTGGTATCGGTGTCGTTTCTGGCAACGCTCCATCAGCAGCTTAATAGGGAGATTGAACTATGGCTATTTCAAGAGCGCAACTCCTTAAAGAGTTGTTACCGGGTCTAAACGCCCTTTTCGGTCTAGAGTACCAAAAGTACGAAGACGAACATGCAGAAATCTATGACGTTGAAAATTCAGAGCGTAGCTTTGAAGAAGAAGTCAAATTGTCAGGATTTGGTGCAGCACCAATCAAGCAAGAGGGCGCAGCTATATCTTATGATACAGCTCAAGAGTCTTTCACTGCTAGATATAACCATGAAACTGTTGCAATGGGTTTCTCCATCACTGAAGAAGCGATGGAAGATAACTTGTATGACTCACTATCAGCGAGATATACAAAAGCATTAGCAAGAGCTATGGCTTATACTAAGCAAACAAAGGCAGCTTCATTGCTTAATACAGGTTTTGACACTTTCACAAGTGGTGACGGACAATTCCTATTTGATACAGATCATCCGACTGTAGCAGGTGGCAATAACCGTAACAGACCTACATCTGGCGCTGACTTGAATGAAACTTCACTAGAGCAAGCAGTTATTGATATCGCAGCTTTCGTTGACGAAAGAGGCTTATTGATTGCAGCTAGACCTAGAAAGTTAATCATTCCACCGGCATTAATGTTTGTTGCTACAAGAATTCTACAATCAGAATTAAGAGTAGCGACTGCAGATAATGACACAAATGCATTAAGATCAAATGGGTCAATCCCAGAAGGCTATTCTGTTAATCACTATTTAACAGACTCAGATGCTTTCTTCTTGACTACAGATGTTCCTAATGGAATGAAGATGTTCGTAAGAACACCTATGTCAACTGCAATGGATGGAGATTTCAACACAGGTAATGTAAGATACAAAGCCCGTGAGAGATATTCATTCGGTGTATCAGATCCATTAGGTATGTATGGATCACCGGGTGCATAAATAAAATAATATAGAGGGGCGTAAATCGCCCCTTTACTTTTTCCCTTAACAGTTACATTGTGTAACTGACACTTGCCAAGATAAGGAGATTTACATGGCTAATACAACTTTTAACGGAGCAGTCCGTTCCGAAGGTGGATTTACATCCATATCTAAAAATGGCACAAGCGGTGCTATTACAACCCTCTCAAGCATTAACTCAAGCGGCGTATCATCATTTGATGCAAACACACTTTCTGTAGAAGCAGGAACAGGTATTACAACTGGTACTGGAACTATATATAGAACTTCTGTTCAAAGAGTTGGTGGCATTATCACAACAAGAATTTTAATTGACCTAACAGGTTTAAGATCAACAGGCTCTGGTGACATCATTGGTGTTAACGGAACGGCATTGGTTTGTCATATTGGTCAGATAACTGCTGCTCAAAATGGTACAATCTTAACAGGCAGTATGGAATGTTTTGAAGCACCAGCTGGTGGTGATCCAGACATTAACATACACTCTGCAACAGAAGGTACTGGTGTAGAAGATGGTGCTATTGGTGATTTAACTGAAACATTATTGGTTAACGCAGGTGATGCAACAACAGGAAGTAAAGTTTACTTTACTGGCGTTCCAGCCGCAGATCAATTTTTATACTTAACAACTGGTGCTGCAACAGATGCAGATTATAGTGCTGGTAAGTTATTTATAGAATTAATGGGCTACGCAGCTTAATTATGGGGGCTAGTCCCCCATCTTTTTAAGGAGAGAAATATGTCAGGTCGATCAGACACCAAGGCATTTAATATCAACCAAGGCGATGACGCTGCTGTTCTAGGTCCTGAAAGGTCTAGAATTAGGCAGGTTGTTATATTTGGCAATGCTGCTGGTGTATTAACAATAAAGGATGGATCAGGTGGAGAAACTTTATTACTTCAAAGTTTTCCTACTGGATTACATACACTGAACTTACCGGATCAAGGAATATTAGCTGAGAATGGTGCTTATATTCATGGTTTTACTGGTTCAGGTAATAAGTTGACCTTGTTCTTGTCATAATGGCTACTAAGGGAACAATGAAAGGCCACACTATAGGGGGCGGTCATAAACGCCCCACTAAGTCAGGCGCAGGCATGACTAAAAAAGGTGTGGCTAAATATCGCAAAGATAATCCCGGATCAAAATTAAAAACAGCTGTTACTGGTAAAGTTAAAAAAGGTAGCACTGCAGCCAAGAGACGTAAGTCTTATTGTGCAAGATCAGCAGGGCAAATGAAACAATTCCCTAAAGCTGCAGCTAATCCCAATAGTCGTTTACGACAAGCTAGAAGAAGGTGGAAATGTTAATGGAGAAGAATGTTCAGTCTTTGCAAATAGAATTTGCAGAATGGAAGTCCAAACAAGACTATCTTGTAAAGCATGTTGATGAGTTAAGAGCAGACATGACAGATATTAAGAGAGCAGTCTTTCAAGCTAAATGGATGTTGATTGGTGCTTTGGCAGTGATAGCTGTAACTAATACAGGAGCGGTAACTGAATTATTATCGTTACTTAAATAATGATATCTAGAACTACAATGAGCAAACAAATGAAGGGAAATAAAATGGCATTACCAAAACCAAGGCCAAAGGCAAAGAAAAAAATAGGTGACGACTTTGTTGCTGGAGTTAAAAGTTTCTTTACTGGTTCTAAGAAAAAAGTTCCTGACAGTAAGAAAAGCCCTATTAGAAAACTAGCTGATGCTAAAAAAGCTAAAAAAGACAAGCTAATTAAATCACAAAAAGAATCTACAAAGTTTATGGGCAAGAAAGCCAATGCTACTGTAGACCCTAGAATGGTTAAAAAAGCAAAGCCTAAAAAAGGTCCTGTTGTAACTAAGGAACAGTTAAAGAAATCAGGATTAAGTCTTCGTGATTACATGAACTTTCAACAAGGTAAAACAAGAAAGAAAGGCGCTGTAGTTCCTAAGAGAGTTGCCCCATCAGCTGGTGCTGGTAATGTTAAAACAGGTGACAAAAGACGTAACGTTCCTGTTAAAAAACGTTATGGCGGATCTATGAAGAGGATGAAATAAAATGCCAAATTATCAAACAAAAAAAGGTAAGATATCTTCTAAAAAGCCAATACCTAAAATTAGTCAAAAATTATTAGGTATGAAGAATATAAAAACGAAACCTGTAAAAAAAATGAAGGGTGGGGGCATTGGTAAATTAGCATCAATACTTAGCCCCGCTTATGGTATAATGAAAGGTCAAGGACCTTTTTCTAAAATAGCTTCTATGGGTCCTTCTACAAATGCTCTTTCAGTATTTGCTAAAAGCCAAGCAGAAGACGCTAAAAGAAGAAGAGCTGAAATGTCAGGAGCAGGGAAAGCTGGAAGCAATAGAATGACTCCTATGACAGGCATGATGGCTGGTGGCCCGTTGAAAAGAAAGAAGTCAATAGATGGTTGTGCTATGAAGGGAAAGACGAGGGCTAAATAATGATTGATGATATATGCCCTATTTGTAAAACAGCTATAAAAGAAACAAAAGAAGATTCTGTTCAATGCACAACATGCCAAGCTGTTATATCAGATGACGCTAAATGGGAAAGCTCATTTGGTTATGAATGGGTTAAAGAATTAAAAGAGATTCAAGATGCCCAATCGTAACTATCGTGGTGAATACGATAATTACCACAAGAAACCTGTTCAGAAGAAAAGAAGAGCTAGTAGAAACACAGCTAGGTCTACTATGAAAACTGCAGGCAAAGTCAAAAAAGGTGATGGTAAAGATGTTGCTCACAAGAATGGCAATCCTAAAGATAATAAAAGAAAAAATCTTACAGTAAAGCCTAAGTCAGTTAACAGATCATTTGCCAGAACAAGTAAAGCAAAAAAAGTTAACAGGAGAGCTTAGTGAAAGTAACAAGGTTAAATAGTGGTGGCTTTTTAACATCTGGCAGTGATGTAGGTGATTTAGCTATACTTCGTAAAGCAAAGAATATAGATGATGGCTCTGGAATGAAAGCTGGGGGTAGAGTCAAAAAGAAAAGCAAGGTCAATGAGGCAGGTAACTATACCAAGCCCGGACTTAGAAAAAGCATATTTAATAGAATTAAAGCAGGTGGCAAAGGCGGTGCGCCCGGTCAGTGGTCTGCTCGTAAAGCACAAATGATGGCTAAAGCTTACAAGAAAGCAGGTGGCGGCTACAAATAAGGAATGATACATTATGGACCCAGTTACTATATCTGTCGCAATGGGAGTTGCGAATAGCGCATTTAACGCTATTAAGTCAGGATTCGCAGCAGCAAGAGATATAGAACAAATGAGTGGGGACATAGGTCGTTGGATGGGAGCTGTCTCAGATATTGATAATGCGGAAAAGCAAGCTAAAAATCCTCCCCTGTTTGGCAAATTGTTTAAAGCTGGTTCTATTGAAGAGGCAGCTCTCGCTGCTTATGCAGCCAAGAAGAAACTTGAGGAACAAAGGTACGAACTCAAGATGTTTCTAAACTTGACTCATGGGCCACAGGCTTATAATGAGCTTTTGCACATGGAAGGTCAGATTAGAAAACAGCGTCAACAAACAGTTTATAAACAACAGCAGATGAGACGACAGTTAGGCGAAGGTATCGCGTGGTTGTTCTTGGTATTAGTTGTTGGGGGATTTATATTATTAGTTGCATCTATCTGGTTTAACAAATCGTATGCAGATGGTTATAAGTACCAACCTAAAAAATTAACAAGGCAACAGCAAATTAACAATGGCACTATTATAGTGCCAGTAATGACAACATGTAGGTTAAAAGTACAAAAAGTATTTAAAGATAAAATGGCTTGCATATATGTAGGCGCACAAAAAACATATGAATTAGAGTTTACAGATATTCACATAGGCTGTCCTCGCAAATACAAGTGTAAGCTGAACCCTAACGGCAAGGAGCCTTCAATAGACCAAGTAATGGAAAGTCTTAGGAGTATAGCTAAATGAAACAAAAGAAATTGCAAACAGCAAGCAAATACAATGAATATGATTTAGATGGCGATGGTGTTGTTTCTGATGAAGAGATAGAAAATGCTAAAGCTATAAAAGAGACAGAAACTCAATTAAGGAAACAGCTTGCTCAACTAAGGATGGCAAGATATACTTTAATAGCAATGGGA